AGAACATTCTTTCTTTTAAAGTCATATAGATATTCTAGGGTTAAATATAGAAAATCTAGCTAAATAACATTTATTAACTAGAACTTCTATGCTAGATATAGAAGTTCTAGTATATTTGCATCGTCAAACAGTGATAACCTAATCACTTTTGCAAAGAAACGAATTTTGCTTCTTATAAGCAATAGTATAAACATATTAAAAACGCACGATTATGAAAACAAGAGAATTTTTACACGAAGTAATGTCATTGGCTTGGCAGTTCGTAAGAAAGAATGGCTTTTCAATGTCTGAAGCTCTAAAGTCTGCTTGGGTAAACATGAAATTGAAAGCTGAGATGAAAAAGAAGATCGTCAAGTTTTATTTCAAAAAAGTAGACGGTTCTGTAAGAGAGGCGTATGGTACACTCAATGAAAAGTTGATGCCCGCCATAACAGGCAATGACAAGAGAGCGAAGAATGATACCGTCCAGACTTACTATGATACAGAGCGTGGCGAGTTCAGGTGCTATAAAAAAGCTAATTTATTATCAATTGCTTAATACTTACGATTATGACTACTTATGAATTAGAACAAGGTTTAAATGCTCTTCGCAGGGACTTGGTAGCAGTTGAGGGCATGGACGAAGAAACTGCTTGTAGAGTTTACAACGTAGATTGTAAGGCTGATATTATCGAGGTGATAAAAGAAGAGATTGAGACTTATGAAACTATTCTTTTAGGTTCTGACTCAGGCGAAGATAGCGGTATGGATTACGATGCTCTTTGTGAGGTTCAAGGTTTGAGCCGATACGCATAATACACGGTTATGCAACGCACGACAGCCCTACTGACGGATTGAACGGCAACCGATAGCGAGAATCGGGTAGGGCGCTATTGATTAAGCTCTTTGACAAGATTGTGAAAACCTTTACGGTGTAATACTATAAGCTGTACAAGGTTGACTAAAGATAACGAACGTACATAAGCAAGTTGGAGCTTGCGAGCTGTACAATGTATAACAATTAATAGAAAACACCGCAAAGAATCGTCCCAGAGCAGTAAGAAAACGGGTTGGGCGTCCGTACTGTTTTCGACCATATGGCCTGTACTGAACTTGAAATATGAGTTCTACCAAGCATAACAGCTTTTCTTCAATGGGGGTACAGGCACTAACTAATACACATAATTATGAAACTAATTCAATTTATCTTAGCTATACTGGTGACAATATGTGCTATCGGTATGCTATACGGGGCTATTACTACTTACAGTCCTATGAAAACATTCTCTATTACAATAATGAGTATCATTTTTATTGGATGCGTTTCGTTTGTGATACTTGCATTCAGGGAATTAAGAACAAATTAAACGTCTGAGGGCTGGTAGTCTTTGAGCTTGAACTCTGTATGCTTAGCGACCTACTATCCGGCCGATAGCAAGGAAATACCGTACAGGCAGACGTTTAGATGTTTTGTTTGTCGTGTTTTATTTTGTGTTTGTACTGGGTGTGCCGTTCGTGAGAATAGTACACCTTTCTTATTCCGGATGGTTAGCTTATCGGTTAGAGCTTCGTGTTGCGCAACCAATTGTTACGATTGAGAGAGGTTCGACTCCTCTACCATCCACAAATCATTAATTAAACAATAAGTTTTATGGCAACAATCAGAGAAACGATTTTAAAAGTAAAGCCGGGAAAACAGAAGATTATCCCGCTATCAGAAGTTGAGGTAACTGGCTACAGGCAAGAGGCCCATGAGATAAACAAGGAATTGAGAGAAAAAGGTGTTGTAGCTCCGGGTGGTAAGAATGTATATACCATTTCGAAGAATAAGTACACCAATTCTATGTATATCGTCAATAACATGACTAAGTAGTGGTCTAATTTACACGATTATGGAAAGAGTATTAACTGAACTAACACTCGAATGCGAGATTACAGCACGGATGTACGCACAAGGGTATGAAAAGAAAGAAATTGCTGATCTCAAATGCCGGGCGGTTAGCACGATAAACAACCAACTACAAAAAGCATTTGAGGTTCTTCAATTAAGGAACGGGAGAGAGCTTGCAACGCTTGTGTTTGAGAGAATATTGGGTATAAGTTTAACGATGAACTTTTCCCCCATTAGCCGTACGGTGGTTGCCTGCTGTCTATTATGTGTGTTTTCTTTTTCGCTTTATCACGAACAAGGCGATATGAGAAGAGGAAGAAGAACGAGAGTGGAACGAACAGAAAGAATAAGGAGGTCTTATGATAATACAGATGCCGGAGGAAGTTTTATTTAAACTGGTGGACTACGCTAAGGGATTAGGTAGAAAGGAAGAACGCATTGATTCGTTCAAAGAGCCTAAATTTATAACCCAAAATCAAGCCCACATTTCTTATGGAAAGGGGAATGTTGCAAAATGGGTCAAAGAAGGCATTGTAAAGAGGTATAAGGATGCCGATGGAAAGGTTCGCTCAGGTGTTCGATACAATGTAGTTGAGCTGGATGCAGCAGCTTTCAAGTGTAATTATATGAATACGTTGTCTCCACTGGCGAAAGCTGAAATGAAAGAAATTAGTAAATAACCCTTTAAATTTTATGATTATGTCCTTAATTAAGAAATCGAATGAATTAGTAATCCCCACCACTGTAAAGATGATGATTTACGGTCAAGCAGGTATGGGAAAGAGTACAGTAGCGTTGAGTGCTCCGAAGCCTTTGTTATTAGACTTTGATAATGGTGTTAAGCGTATGAACATGGCGCACCTGGAAAACATCGATACTGTACAAGTTGCCTCTTGGAGTGATGTCCAACAGGTTTTGCAAGAAGATTTGTCAGCCTATCAGACAATCGTAGTAGATACTATCGGTAAGATGATGGATTTTATCATTACTTATAAATGTGGAACTCGCCAGCCGTCTATCAGGGATTGGAGTGGTATCAATGCTGAATTTTCATGGATGACGAGAACATTGTCAGGTTTGAATAAGCATATCATTTTTGTAGCCCATCGTGATACAAGAAAAGAAGGTGATGATACGGTGTTCATTCCTGCTTTACGTGAGAAATCTTATAATTCCATCGTTACAGAATTGGATTTACTCGGTTATCTCGAAATGAAGAGCGAGAGAGGCATACAGAGACGTACTATAACCTTTGATCCGACTTCAAGAAATGACGGTAAAAACACCTGTAATCTGCCATCAGTAATGGAAGTGCCTATTATTCTTGACAGAAACGGCAATCCGACCGCAAAGAACGACTTTATCACCACTAAGATAATCAATTCTTATTTAAGTATGCTGGCGGCTAAGAAGGAAGCGCAGGAAAAGTATGACAAGGTGATAGAGGAAATCAAAGAAAGTATCGAGTTTATAACTGATGCCAAGTCTGCTAATGAATTCGCCTCTCATATTAATGAGTTTGAACATGTTGGTAGTTCTCTGATGAAAGCGAGAAGCCTGTTTGCCGCCAAAGTAAACTCTTTGGGGTTAGTATTTGATAAAGAGACAAAAACTTATTCAGATGCAGCCTAGATATCGCTTTTACGCCACGATTCTTGATGCCTTTTGGGGATATCTGAATAGTGATGTGATTTGGGATAAATATTGGGAGTGGTCAGAAAACCCACCCCATACTCCCGAAGAGTTTCACGAGCAACAGTTTCAAGAACTGATAGACCGTATCAACCGAAAGCCGTTCGACAGTGAAGCGGCCGACAAAGGAACGGCACTGAATGAAATCATTGATTGCATGATAGAGAAAAGAAAATCTGAAATCATGCAAATTGAACGTGTCTATAAAGTAGAACGATTTGGTGCATGTGATGAAATAGGGAAACCTCTTTATTATGATGAGGAAGAAACGAAGGAAGTTATTGCACTGAAAGCTATCTATCACGAAAGAGAGTTTACTTTCCCTATTTCTCTTTGTCGGGAATTAACAGACTATTACAAGGGAGGTTTAACCCAACAGCGAGTAGAAGCTATCCTGCCAACTGCCTACGGTAATGTTCTTGTTTATGGATTGATAGACTACCTTATGCCTACAACGGTGAATGATTTGAAAACAACCGGCAGCTATACCGTAGGGAAGTTCAAAGACCACCACCAGCATTTGGTTTATCCATACGCTCTTATGCAGAGCGGTTCTGATGTGCGGACATTTGAGTACAACATCGTAGAGTTTAATAAAGGCGGTTATGTGGTAGATACCTATACAGAAACATACGTTTTCAATCCTGAACGTGATATTCCTATTCTTACGGAGCACTGTGAGGAGTTTATCCGGTTCTTGGAAGAAAACAGAGAATTAATCACCGATAAAAAGATTTTTGGAGGAGAGAACTAATGGCAAATCAGATAACCGGAAGAATAATTGAAATCGGGCAAACCGTCCAAATTCCATCGAAAAACGGTGGTTCTCCATTTATCAAACGGGAATTTATTTTAGACGCTACGCCCTATGACCCTTATACGGGTGAGCGTAGCGAGTATGAAAATATTATTCCTTTAGAGTTTACTGGTGATAAATGTGCAGAACTTGGCCGTTTTAACAATGGTGATGTTGTTATTGTATCATTCGCTCTAAAAGGGCGTTCTTGGACGAATATGGATGGAGAGTTTAAACGCATGGCGTCCATTTGGTGCTACAAAATAGAAGCGCGTGGCGGTGTATCGCAATCCGCCCAAGCTCCACCTGTACAACAGCCTGTTCAGCAGCCCACACCACAGCCAACTTATCAGCAACCGCAAAACTTCCCACCACCGGTTGATGCGAATGGTAATGCAAAGGACGATTTGCCTTTTTAGCGTATGATTTTCGACTTGAAGAATGAATACCAAATACCCAAGTTTAAAGAGTATGTAAACAAGCTGTTTAAAGAGCGTGCAGTCGTGGAGGTCAAGAAGAAGTTACCTAACCGCACGCTTGCCCAAAACAGCTATTTGCATTTGCTTTTAGGGTATTTTGGTAGTGAATACGGTTGTAGTCTGGACGAAGTCAAAGTTGATTTTTATAAGAGGACTTGCAACCGTGATTTATTTGAGAGAAAGACGGTCAACAAAAAAGGTAAAGAAGTAACCTACTTACGTAGTTCTGCCGAACTGACAACTGGTGAAATGACCTTATCTATTGACCGCTTTCGTAATTGGAGTGCGGCACAGGCGGGGATCTATTTGCCTGCCGCCAATGAACATCAAATGCTGATATATGCTCAGCAGGAAATACAAAGAAATCAAGAATTTATTTAATTATGATAGAAACAAGAAAAACAGAACAGCGGTATGTGACATCTGACCCGAAGAAGATGCTTAACATGTACCTTGCAAAGCGTGTGCTTAAAACATGGGAGGAATCTTTCATAGATGAAGATACCGGAGAAACGGTGAACATTGAGCGGAATGAGGTTCTTTTCGAGCGTGGTTCTCTGATAGACCAAGACCTATTAGCTAAAATCCGTTTCAGCATGGAAGCTGATGGTATAAAAGAAGTGGAAGTTAGCAGTCAGAAACGTTTGGCATTTGAGAACGAAAACAAGTTCTTATATCCCTATCTTGCACAAGCACAGATATGCGATAAGAAGTACAAGTTCCTGCTTTATGCCACTGGGCTGGAAAATGTCTGCCTTATCTTGAAAGACTACATTGAACTTAATTATCAGTCGGGCTTTACCTTAACGATGGCAAAAGAGTTTGATTCTTGCGTGATTCTTACTGATAATCTGAAAGAGCGCAAAGTGGATGATGCGCCTGTGGCTTATCTCAAAGACGAGATAACGATGGAGGAATACGTTGACAAAATGGATGAAGAAAGTGAGGATGAAGAATCTAAGCCGGATGAAAAGAAGTTCTACCAAATTGAAACGAAAATTACCTTTGACGAAGAAGAAAGGGTTCAAACCTTTGTCGTGAACACTTTCAATGTCGATAGGGCGATGATGCTTATTACTCATTACCTCAAAAATAAAGAGGAGGAATGCGAGAAGCAAGCCAAAGAAAAAGGACACGAGTTTAATAAGAGGGAAATCCATGCGGCTATTGAGTCTGCCAAACCTATTCCGGTGGGGCGGTTTATTCCGAAAGAGTTTTCAATGGCTTTTATGGAATAACTTTGTTAGCCTGCCTGCTCTGTCTGTGAAGATAGAGTTGGCAAACATGGCGGAGGTATTCTCAGTGGTAAAGAGAGCCTAAAGAAAGCGTACGAAGTGCTTTAGGTATTACAAGTTGTAATTGCTTGGGTTCGACTCCCAAACTGCCGCACAATCTTGTGTTGGAAAGGGAACATGAAAGTATTCAGTTGCAAATGGATATTTCTGTAATGCGCATACAGATAGTGTTCCCGATGGAATAATGTGAGCCACACATCAATGGCAAAGGGTTAGTGAATTATGGTTGTGTCCCGGAGAATACGCTTCGGGGCTTTTAATTAGGTAAATATGAAGAGAGTAAGTAGTAAACAAGCAAAACTAAATAGAGAAATGGATAAGATAAAGAGAAACCTATCTCCTTATTGCTGTTTGTGCGGTCGTCCGGCTGTTGACCCGGCACATTTGTTACCCCGTTCTCTTTATCCTGAATACTATACTGAAGAATGGAATGTAGTTCCAATGTGTAGAAATCATCACGACCTATATGATGGAAACCGAGAGTTTCGCAGAAGGTGTACTGAATTAGTAAATATAGTCCGCTTACATGATGAACAGGCGGCTAACAGATATTTTGGCTTATGAAACAAATTATTCATGGGAAAGTCCCAAGTAAATCCAATTGTTACAAAGTGGTCACATTGAATGGCCATGGCAGTCTTGCCAAACAACCGGCATTAAAGGAATATGAAAAGTCTTTCTATCTTCAATGTAGCCAATACCGCAATAAAAATATATCGTCATTGTTTGAGCTTCATTTGAACGTATTCTACGAGAATCAACGCCCAGACCTTGACAACTGTTTTAAAACGGTTCTCGATTGTTTGCAAGGATGTAAAGCTATCAAGAATGACCGTAATTGCGTGAAGATAGTAGCAGAGAAGTTTATCGACAAAGTAAATCCAAGAATAGAATTTGAAATTATACCGATATGCAATTCAAATTAAGAGATTACCAACAGAAAGCCTCTGATGCAGCCGTTTCTTTTTTCAACAACAAGGCGAAAAGGAACAACGCCATCATGGTATTGCCTACAGGATCGGGAAAGTCGCTTATCATAGCGGATATAGCCGCAAGGCTTGACGGACATACCTTGGTGTTCCAGCCTTCACGCGAGATACTCGAGCAGAATTTCAAGAAGCTCTGCTCATACGGTATTCTTGACTGTTCAATCTATTCGGCTTCCTTCAACTCAAAGGAGATAAGCCGTATCACATTCGCCACCATCGGCAGCGTGAAGAACCATCCCGAACTCTTTACCCACTTTAGGAACATCATCGTTGATGAATGTCACTTGGTGAATCCTAAAGAGGGAATGTACAAAGATTTCTTTGAAGCTGTAAAGTGCAAAGTCTTAGGATTGACGGCAACCCCTTACCGTCTTAGTTCCAGCCGTGACTTCGGCTCTATGCTGAAATTCATCACCCGTACCAAGCCCCATGTCTTTTCAGAGGTCATTTACCATGTACAAGTATCAACACTCTTGGATATGGGCTATTTGGCGAAGCTGAATTACTATCCAATGAATCCTTCAGGGTGGGACGAACTTAACTTGAAAGTAAATACTACCGGTGCCGACTATACGGATAAGTCAGTCCAAAGAGAATATGAACGAATAGACTTTTACGGTTATCTCGTCCATATCGTCCAAAGGCTGATGAATCCCAAAGCCGGAGGGAAACGGAAAGGCATCTTGGTTTTTACCCGGTTCTTGAAAGAAGCCGAACGGTTAACCATGTCAATACCTGGTTGCGCTATCGTATCCGGTGATACTCCAAAAACCACTCGCGAAATGATTCTCAAACATTTTAAATCCGGTGAGATTCCCGTTGTCGCTAATGTCGGAGTATTGACTACCGGCTTTGACTATCCAGAGCTTGATACGGTTGTCATGGCACGTCCTACAATGTCGCTTGCGATGTGGTATCAGATAGTCGGTAGGGCAATACGTCCGCATCCTTCCAAGGAATGTGGGTGGATTGTTGACCTTTGCGGTAACATCAAACGTTTCGGAGAGGTGTCGGATTTGCGATTACACGACAGTGGTAATGGCAAATGGGCGGTATTTTCTAACGGCAGGCAATTAACTAACGTAAGATTTTAAGATATGAAAAGTATAAAAGAAGTAGTTAAGGATATTGAGCATATCCCCAAGTGTCCGAGAAGTGGAGAAATTCATCTTTACTATTTGATTCAGCACTTTATAAAAGGGTAGTTTACGATGGAAGGATTTATAAAACTAAGCCGCAAGTTCTTCTCGAATGAGTTGTGGAATGAAGCCCGGACTTTTAGCAGTTGCGAAGCGTGGTTGGACTTGATACAGTCAGCACGATTTGAGGCAACGTCCCGAAAGGTGAGTATCGGAGGTCGAGAAGTGGTCTGTAATCGTGGACAATATCCTGCATCTATTCGTTTTTTAGCTAAACGCTGGAAATGGACAGAAAGAAAGGTGAGAACATTTTTATCATACCTAAAGAAAGAAGGAATGATAACTTCTGAGATAATACAAGGAATGAATATGATAACTCTTTGTAAATATGAGGAATATAATAACAGTGACACAGTAAGTGGCACAACTAATGACACGGGAATAATGCTTAAAATCAATCAATTAGAATTGCAAGTGACACAACTAACGACACAGTTAGTGACACAGTCGTATAAAAAACGACACACGGGTGACACAAATACTAAGAAAGATAAAGAAGATATTAAAGAATCTCCTAACGGAGATAAGAAAGAAGCCGAAGCTTCTTCACTCATTTCTTCAAATCCGGATTTTATCAAGTTCAATGATTGGCTGAAACGGAAAGCTCCTTTCTGTAGTAACCCTAAAAACTTCTCTTCACAAATCACGGAAGCCGAGTTCCTGAAGCTTAAAGAAAAATATACCAGCAAACAGATTGCCGACATTATCGAGCAGATAGAGAACCGGAAAGATTTACGTAAACGATACACCAACCTCTACAGGACGGTGCTAAATTGGGCAAAGAAAGAATATGGAAACTAATATACAATTACGGGATGAAGATGCGGAACGAATAGTTTTAGGCACCATCATCACTGAACGTAACGCACTTGAAGAAGTAAGAGAACTCTTATCGGAAGAATCTTTTTATATCCCTTTTCACCAACAGATATATAAGGCTGTGATTCAAGTGTCATCTTCGGGAGACAGGCCCGATATAATAACAGTCAAAAACAAGCTTGTTGCAAATGGGGAAAGGTTCGACCTTGCGGAATATATGAGGATTGCTTCCAACTGTACATTCGACTTATACCAATATGCAGCGAGGTTACATGACCTTACGATAAGGCGTAAGTTCTGGGACATCGGGCAATATCTCGTTTCAAATTCTTACTCGGAAGCGGAAGATATATTAGATGTTACTAATTCGGTTAGTGATGAGCTTGCATCCCTTTTTAAGTCAAGCAGTACGACTATTACGACCATTAACGATGGGTTAGAAAGCGTTTACGGCATGATTAATGAGAATCTTGCCGGAAATAAACCTCTGACTGGGACACCTACGGGATTTGAGAAGATAGATGTTAAGTCAGGCGGATTGCAGAAGTCTGATTTAATTATCATTGCCGGTGAAACCTCACAAGGAAAGACATCACTTGCGGTATCTATTATGCGGAATGCGGCTTATTACGGTGCTAAGATAGCCATGTATTCAATGGAGATGAAAAAGGAGCAAATAACAGCTCGTATTCTTTCCATGGAAAGTGGTGTTCCTGCCAATCAGATTATGTATTCACGCTTGACCGATTCACAGATTCAAGCCATAGACAAGGGCATAGGAAAAGTATCTGGAAAAGGAATATATTTCGATGACCGAAGCACCTCGAATATAGACACTATCATTTCATCCATCCGGTATATGAAGCTAAAATTCGGGATAGATGGGGCGATAGTTGACTACCTGCAAATCTTGAATGTAAACATGAAAGGTGCAAATAAAGAACAGCAAATGGGAGATGTAGCACGAAGATTAAAGAATCTTGCTAAAGAATTGGATATTTGGATTATAGCCTTGTCTCAACTCAACAGAGATAACATTAATCCTGTACCTACGTTAGCCCGACTTCGAGATAGCGGGCAGATAGCAGAAGCCGCCGATGTTGTTATGCTTATCTATCGACCGGAAGTGAATAAGAAATCTTATCCAAATGAGTTTTCTAATGTAGAAACAAGGGGAACGGCTATGATAGATATTGCCAAAGGGAGGAACATAGGAATGCTTCGGCTTATCTGTGGATTCAACGCTTGTACGACCTGCTTCTACAACCTTGATACTGTTCCATTGTCAGGGAATACGGTTGTTGACGTAGAAGATGAAAATCCATTTTGACACCCGTCATGGCAAAGAAAAAAGAAACGCTTCCCGTAGTACCCGTACACTGTACAGGTTGCAAGCACGCCTTGTCGTTTGGTGAGAACTCTGCCTATTGTTCCATAAAAGGGCATCGTGTCTGTGCCTGTGAACGATACGGTCGAATATGTAATTATTATCTAAGAAAATAAATTTGACACACGATTATGAAACCAAATAAACAATTAATTGATGCTGCCATAGCTAACGGAAGCATGGACAGAATGAACATGCTTCTTTCGGCGGCTCATCTATTGAACTGCGAAGCCAATAACCTTGTAGAAGAAGCGAGTGATTTAATGACCGATAACGGTCTTTTACTTGGCGACTTGAAGAAGCTGCACAATGACTTCGTGAGAGTAGCTGACAGGTATTTCAAAGAGTTTGCAACCCTTGTCGGAACAGAGAAATCAAAGATAGATATGTTTTCTGATTTGGAAGGCTTTGACAGTGCATTCAGGAAATGGGCGAAGGTGCCTGCTGATTGGAAAGCAAAGGAGGTGGAAGTATGAAATCACTAAAAGAAATACTTGAAAGCCTGGAAGGTCTGTCCGATATAGAATTGTTTGTCATAGACTTGTTCTGTGGTGCCGGTGGCTTGTCCGAAGGCGTGGAAGAGGCCCGCTTGAATGGTAATAGATGTGCGAAAGTTGTTTGTTGTGTGAACCATGACAAGAACGCCATTCTTTCCCATGATGCCAACATCCCAGATGCGCTTCACTTTATCGAGGACATCCGAACATTGGAACTTTCTCCCATCAATGCTATTGTGGAACTTATCAGGCAACTGCATCCAGATGCTATGGTTATGCTTCATGCTTCGCTTGAGTGTACCAACTTCAGTAAAGCCAAAGGCGGTCAACCAAGGGATGCAGACAGCCGTACATTGGCAGAGCATCTTTTCAGATACATTGACGTGATAGACCCTGACTACATTCAAATCGAGAACGTAGAAGAATTTATGAGCTGGGGTGATATGGATGAAAACGGAAAGCCTATCTCGATGGATAAAGGCAGGCTCTATCAGAAGTGGGTGCGTAACGTGAAGAAGTACGGCTACAACTTTGAACACCGGATTCTGAACGCTGCCGACTTCGGAGCTTATACTACGAGAAAACGCTTCTTCGGCATCTTTGCTAAGAAAGGTCTGCCGATTGTATTCCCCGAACCAACCCATTGCAAAGGCGGTAGGCAGGATATGTTCTCCAAGTTGGAGAAGTGGCGTCCAGTCAAAGAGGTTTTGAACTTCTCCGATGAAGGTACTACCATTTTTCGGGAAAAGCCTTTGGCAGAGAAAACGCTTGAACGTATCTATGCGGGGCTTATTAAGTTCGTAGCAGGTGGTAAAGATGCTTTCCTTTCCAGATATAATACCGTCCGACCGCAAGATACCTGCAAATCTGTCGATGAACCTTGTGGAGTACTGACTACTGAAAACAGGTTCGCCAAGGTACAAGTGAGCTTTCTTTCTAAACAGTTCAGCGGACATCCCGAAAGTAAGAATCTTTCCGTTGAAGAACCTGCCGGAACAATCACTTGCAAAGACCATCATGCCTTTATTTCGGCTTATTACGGGAACGGGCATAATCATTGCGTAGATGAACCTGCACCAACCGTTACAACGAAAGACCGCTTTTCTCTGATAGAAAGCCGTTTTATGTGTTCGTACAATTTCAATGATGCTGGGAAGGACATAAACGAACCCTGCCCAACAATATTGACAAAGGACAGGTTATCACTTGTGTCTCCGTTCTTCATGAATCAGTATTCAGGCGGGGGACAAGTATCTGATATAAATTCGCCGTGTCCGGCTGTTACTACTACACCAAAGCAGAATTTGATAACTCCACGATTTATCGACCAGCAGTACGGACAAAGTAAGCCAACTTCATTACAACGCCCATTGGGGTGCATTACTGCCAACCCTAAATATAATCTTATCAGTTGTAAGCCTTGGATAATGAATACCGCTTTTTCTAATATTGGTAGTAGTATTGAGGACCCATCCCAGACCATCACTGCAAACCGTAAGTGGCACTATTTGATGAACCCGCAGTTTAATAGCGCTGGCGGTTCCGTTGACAATCCTTGCTTCACTTTAATTGCCCGCATGGATAAGATGCCGCCTTACCTGGTTGCAACTGAAACCGGACAAGTCGCTATCGAAATTTATGAGACCGATAGTCCCATGACGGTAAAGATAAAGGAGTTCATGGCATTGTACGGAATAGTGGATATAAAAATGCGTATGCTCCGTATTCCAGAACTTAAGCGTATCATGGGATTTCCAGAAAGTTATGTTTTGATTGGTACACAGGCTGACCAAAAGAAGTTCATCGGTAATGCAGTAGAGGTGACGCAGGCAAGGAAGAATACCGAAGCGCTGTGTGAGAAGTTAAGAGAATTGAGATTGAAGAAATTAAAAGAGGTAGCGTAATGAAAAATATAGAATTATTCAACGATAATTTCCAAAACTTCAAGGTTTATGGAATACCCAAGGCGCAGCTTATCATTGCCGATCCGCCATATAATCTTGGAAAGAATGCCTACGCCAGCAATCCTGCATGGTACAAGGACGGAGATAACAAGAATGGAGAGAGCGAGCTTGCTGGAAAAGAGTTCTTTGATACAGATAAAGATTTCAGACCCGCTGAATTTATGCACTTCTGTAGCCAGATGTTAGTGAAAGAACCGAAGGTTAAAGGGAAATCTCCGTGTATGATATTGTTCTGTGAGTTTGAGCAGCAGTTTAAGTATATTGAGCTTGCAAGAAGATATGGGCTTAACAATTACATAAATCTTGTATTTCGGAAGAACTTCTCCGCGCAGGTACTGAAAGCAAATATGAAGGTAGTTGGTAACTGTGAGTATGGTTTATTACTTTATCGTGACAAACTTCCTAAATTCAACAATGATGGACGTATGATTTTCAATTGCTTTGATTGGGTTGCCGATAGCGATACGCCTAAAATCCATCCGACACAAAAGCCTGTCCCGCTTCTTCGCAGGCTAATAGAAATATTTACTGACAAAGGAGATGTTGTGATTGACCCATGCGCCGGGAGTGGTTCTACTTTATTAGCTGCCGCACAACTCGGACGCAAGGCTTATGGATTTGAGATTAAGAAGGAGTTTTGTTCCAAGGCTACAAATTTAGTATTATCACGTATTCAACAATCATTATTCGTATGAAACACTTAATAACCAAAGTAGAGTACATCACCGGCGAAGTCCGTAATACTCACAAAGTAAACATCGCGACTGATAATCTCGAAGAAGAGAGAAAAAAATTATACAGCGAATATTCCTGTGATGTGATTTACTTCACTTATGAAACAATAGAATAGATAGTACAATGAAATACCGATTGCGGAGTTTCACGAAATGAAGAAAGGCTTATTCGGATTCAATGCAAAGGAAATTATTCAGAGAGAAATATTAAAGTAAATAAATAAGGAAATCAATCTTTATTTCTTTTTGATTGATTTAAGAACCATCCAATAAAACTAATTACTACACCTGCATATAAAGAAATGATTAAATTAGAGATAAGCGATATCTTATCATCTAAAGCATTGTTTCTAACGTTATTTAGTTCTTTTAAGTCATTGAGTTGAGACTGTAGAAGATTTATTTTATGTTCAAGACTAATATTAGATAAAGTTTTTTGAGGATTATCCGATATCCCTTTTTCTATTATAGTTATCCGGTCATTAAGTCTATCATATGCTAAAGTTGTATCAACAGAAATAGAGTCTTTTTTTTCTCTAAAATGCTGATTTCTCATGTCTTGCCATAAAGAATCAAT